CAACCGGAAGATGACTGAAGGGCTATCAGATATTAAGATTTCTTCATGGCTTAAGGACGAGAATCAGTACGTTAGCCGGATCACGTTGGGTAACCACCGCCGGCAGCACACCAGTCCAGAGCACATCCAGGCACGACGGGACTTGGCAAAGAACATCCAAAAGGCTGTCAAGGTGGAGTCGGCAAGCGGGGACCTGGCAAAGCTGGTAAGCAACTATGTATACAAGATGGTCGAGAATGGGGACGTAATCCCAACCCTGTCGGAGGGACTGCGAGCGCAGGAGATGATCGACCGACGTAAGGAGAAGAACGCTGACCGTGAGCTAGCCATCTCGATGGCTGGAATCCTGGGAGGCGCATATATGGTAGAAGGTACAGCAATGGAGGTACTAGATGAGCAAGGAGCTTAAGGCAACCTTGGCGTCCTGGGGACGTTCGTTTCTAGCCGCATGCCTGGCACAGTTTCTTGTGATCGGTAGCGGTGCTTTCGACATCACTAAGGATGGTTGGAAGTCAGTCCTGGCTGCTGGTGTTGCAGCTGTAGCGCCGGTGGTTATCCGCTGGCTTAACCCAAAGGATCAAGCCTTTGGGGTAAAGGAGTAATCATGCCAGGTGGTGGTGTGGGCACTCGGCCAAAGGTAAAGGCCAGCCCAAACAGAGTAAAGAACAATATCATTCGATCTGGACTGTACAAGAAGAAGAAGACCGAAAAGGGTAAGGACTTCTACAGCACCAGAGGGTTTAAGATCAAGGACCGAAAAGGAGACAAGACTGTCACCAACAAGAAGGGAGAGAAGGTAGTTGTTCGAAAGAGCGGCAACCGTGTCGTTACCAAGGCTGACGGGACCGTCGTCCGACGCAAGGCCAACGGAGATCGGGTGATTTCCAAGAAGCCAGCAACTCCTACAAAGAAGACATCAGGCAAGTTCGGTCGTCGTCCGGTATTTGTAAACGTAGGAAGCGCTGTGGACTTCGGTCCATTTGACGCTGCGCATCCACCAAAGTCTGCTGCTACGCAGGCACAGGTAACCAAGGAATACGTGAGAATGCCAGCCGAGAAGGCAAACCAAGGCGAGTCGCGCAAGGACTACATCCTCCGCAAGTACAATGAAGGACTTGCGAAGGGTGGAACACGAGGCCGATAATGCCATACACTGGATTCAAGAAGCTTACCAAGCAGCTGTCCAAGAAAGGCGTCAAGGACCCAAAGGCCCTTGCTGCATATATTGGTCGTAAGAAGTATGGTAAGGCTAAGTTCCAGAAGGCCGCTAAGGGTGGGAAGACCCTTCGTGGCACCAAGCCAAAGGGGGCATAATGCCAGGTAAGAAGAAGATGCCAGCTTTCCTTGTGGAGAAGTATGGCAGCAAGACCGAGAAGTACAAGAGCAAGTCCGCTAAGGCCAAGCACGAGAAGCGTGAAGGCAAGAAGGAGCTCATGATGGAGTCTAAGGCTGAGAAGCGAAAGGCTAAGAGCATGGGCAAAGGCAAGCAGAGGACGGCAGCCCAGCGTGGCTAAAACTCCTGCTTGGACCCGAAAGGAAGGGAAGAACCCTGCCGGCGGTTTGAATGCAAAAGGGCGTGCCTCCTACAAGGGTGGCACGCTGAAGGCCCCAGTTAAGTCTGGGGATAATCCGCGTAGGGCTTCGTTCCTGGCTCGCATGGGTAACATGCCAGGGCCAGAGCGGGACTCAAAGGGACGGCCCACGCGGTTGCTTCTCTCCCTGCAGGCGTGGGGGGCTAGCAGCAAGGCTGATGCAAAGGCTAAAGCCAAAGCAATCAGCGCAAGAAATAAGGGGAAGAAGAATGCCTAAGCTTTATACCGATGCTTATAAGAAGCCAAAGAAGCCAAAGATTTCTCCTACGCCTAGGAAGAAAGACAATACGCCAAGGCCGTACTCGTTCTCTAGGCCAAAGGCAAATACGGCTCCATACACAGCTACGTACGATCCAGTAGGCGGTCCAAGAGTTAACCCTCTTAAGCCTGGCAGGGGTGGAGCAACACAGGCTGCCGGAATTGGTGGCATGTTCAACTATGCACCATGGCAGAAGCAGAAGTCTAAGTAATGAATCTTACTACTGAGCTCGCCCAAGATCTGGCCAGAGGCAGGACCGACATCGGTTTCTTTGCCTCTCGTTGGCTTGGGATCGAACTCAACCCTGGTCAGCTTACTTGGCTGCAGGGTATGTCCGCCAGGGACGAGTCGGGGTATAGGCCCAAGTACCTTACCACCGTCTGTTCAGCTGGCAATCGGGCTGGCAAGACGCTTGGAATGGCGGTAGGCATCCTGCACTCCGCCACGTACAAGCTGGGGCTCAGGCTGCCCGAATCCGGAAACAAGGCTGACGCTGAGCGTTGGTCTACTGAGCCCTACGAGTGGTACCACATCGGCATCCAGCAGGAGACTGCTGAGTTGGTGCATCGTGAGCTTTCGATGATTTTCCAAGGCTCGCACCCAGCCCAACGCGGTAGGGGATGTCCGATCATTAGTGAGATTGGTCCGGTATATATCTACGACAAGAAGTATCGCGGAGAGTATCTGTGGATCAAGGTCCACCCTGTATTCGGTGGCGCCAACATCCACTTCCGCACAACCCAGGACAAGGCCAAGGCCCTGCTTGGAAAGGACATGAATGGAATTTCGTTTGACGAAGCCGCGTTTGAGCCACACCTCCTAATGATCTATCAGGAGGTTCTCAACCTGCGCCGTCTCTCCACCGGTGGGCAGCTCCACTTCATCGGCACACCTACCGAAGGAATCAACGACTACTCAGACCTGTGGGAACTTGGAAACCCTACCAACCCGAACCGCGACGAGCAGTTCATGAGCTTCCGCCTGTCCACAAGGGACAACGTCGGGTTCGGACTCAGCCCTGCTAACTTCGATGCCATCATCCGGCAACAGGCCGAGTACCTTGTGCCGCAGAACATCGACGGGTTCTTCATCGAATCGCGTGACTCGTACTTCAACTCAGAGATGGTGGACAAGTGCTTCGTAGAGTTTGAGGAGGAGCAGCCACCTACGGCCAAGCGCCGCTACGCACAGGGCGTGGACCCTGGCATCTCGTCCGACGCTACCTGGGCGATCACTCTGGACTACACTGAGCGCAGCCTGATGGTAGGCGTGCGATGCCGTCGAAAGATCGGCAAGCAGACCATCCCAGCTGTCATCAACATGGTGCGCGAGGGTCATCTGCTGTTCACCCAGGATGGCGCAGCTTGCACCACAATCGTGGACTCCACTGGGTTCGGAGGCAAGCTCTTCCGCCAGGAGTTCAGCATCATCAAGCCACTCCGGGACTACGACTTTGGCGGTACGCGAGCGAAGAAGCTCGAGCTGCTGGGGGACCTTAAGGCTGTTATCGACCGTGGCCAGCTCAAGTTGCCACGGCGAGGAGTGTGGATGGAAGTCCGCCGTCAGCTGATGGGGTACAAACTAGACGACAAGAAGCTAGAAACAGACGCCGTGATGGCACTTGCCCTTGCGGTCCGGCATGCAACGCGGAACCCTTCCAACCCAGTTGAGAAGCCCGTGTTCAGTTACTTTGGGGAGTATGCATAATGGCAAAAGGCAAGGGACTTAAGAAGCTACCAGGCTCATTCGTAGACGGAAAACCGCAGCCGTCTTTGTATACAGACGATCCTAACGTAGCACCTGCGCAGACGGTACGAGATATCGCTGCGAACTTCGAGCGTGCGCGACAGTCGATGAAGGGAAAGCCTTCCAAGCTAGACCAGAACGGCGGCAACGTCGTAGCCAGCATCTCCCCTGCTGACACGAGCGCTCCGTCATCTGCAATTGCAGCTATCAAGGCATCTGCCGCAGCGGCACGCAAGGCTCTGGGTGGAGAGAAGCCAACCATCAAGGCCGGCAAGAAGCGAGCACCTCTCCCTAGCGCGGTGCGTGCTGGAAGGACTAAGCCAGCAGGTAAGGGCATCCGCACGGTCCCTAACGCAGTAATCTCCGGCGGCAAGGTTGTCTCCAAGAAGATTGTTGCCGACTACTCCAAGATGTCAAACCTGACTGATGGCCAGAAGAAGGCTCTCAGCATGGAGAAGCAGCGCCTCAACGCTATTGGCGAGGTAGCTGAGGAGAACGAATACTTCGGTATCATCGGGGACGCCATCGTCAAGAAGCAGATGGTTGAGCCTGAGCAGAACCGAATGCGTGCTCTCTACCGACGCTACGACCATTACTTCCACCCACAGACGTTTACGCTTGGTGGTGCAGACCACTGGGCCGAGGACCCAAGCGCACGGCTGTCTGGCCGCTCGCACGTGTCAGTCAACGTACACTCGTCGTACGTCAGCATCCCTGCCTCCCTGCAGGCTGTGACGCCTATCGTAAACTACACGCCAACTGGACCTACGGCGGAGGAGCGCAACCAGGCATCACGCCGGGAGCGACTGTTCTACGCGTGGTGGGACAACAACGACTTCGACCTGCGCATGGAGGAGGCTACCCTTCTCAAGTCGCTATACGGTACAACTGCAGCTAAGATCTTCTGGGACCCGGTCCGCAAGATGCCACGCGTGCAGATTGTCGATACTCCGGAGAACCTGTACCTTGGATACGGAA